GGTTCCCAATCAGGATTCATTTCAAGTGCTTGTTGAAAATCTTTAGGCTTACCTAATGCTTCCCACATACCATAGTGATCATAATTGTCAGGATCTCCATAGAAATAGTTTTGGTTCGGTCTTCTGTTTTCAGGAGCTGTTCTTGAGTAATCTAAAAATGCTTGATAATCTTCCGGTTCAGTTCCTGTAATTATAGGATTTACAAAAGGTATATCCTCCATAGGAGCTTCAGCTGAAACATAAGGGTTATAGTCATAAGGAATAAAACCTCCGTCTTGAAAATACATTGCTGAAGGGTCATATGTTTTACTCTTATAGTTTTTCTTTTTAAATAAAGGGTTCTTCTTTAATAGCTTGTTAGTAGCCGATAGACTTTTAGATTGTTTCTTACTGCCCCCTTTTTTCATGAGTGGTTCTTCCTTTATAGAGGAAGCCCCGGGAAAATGTACATTGGTTTCATCAAATGGATTCAAAAATTTCTGAATACCATTATCCGAAGTAGCCTTAATGGTATAAGGAGTTGGATTGTATAAAGTATCCGTTGGTAAAACAACTGGTTTACCAGCATAAATAGGATTTAACATTCCTTTACCTGTAGGATCAAAAGAAATATCTTTCTTTTTAATCGGAGCCTTAGTTTTTTCAAGATTCTTAAGGGCTTCTAAAAGTATCTTCTTATTATACATTATCTTGGAGAGTATTGAGTTTTTGTATTTAATATCTTCAGAATCATATTAGTGTTTCTAGAATCCAATTTAGAAAGCTTTAAGAAATTAATATAATGTCTGAATTTTTTTCTTTGCAAATCTGGTTTTAAATAATCTAAGTTATCCAAATTTAATTCTTTTATATATCCATTAGGTTCCGTAACCCAAATATTTCTTTCTTCATAGTTTCCTAACAAAACTGTAGAAGAAGGATCTGGAAGATATGGTCCTGGTGTAGGAGGATAAACTGAACCAATAGGAAACTCACCTCTGTCTTTCGTAATATCCCAAAATTGGTTTACTCTATACTTATGTTCCTCTTTGCTATATAATACATCATAACTCTGTTGATTTGCTGCTAATCTAGGAAACTGCAATGATAATGGAATATCATTCTTAGGATATAAATTCAAATTTAAATATCCAGAAGCTTGCCCCGAATTATGCACTACTAAATAATCAAAGTTATAATCTAGTACATGAAATTGATCTACACATAAGTTTCTATCTCTTCTGTAACATTCTAAATAATATTCAATACTTTTTACTGTGTTAATTACTTGACCTGTAGGCACCGGAAGTTCTATCTCAAATGGATATTGAGTTCCGTAAAAATTACAATAATCATTACAGAAGGGACCATGTTTCCATATTGAATCTCCTTTGGTAGTTAAGAAATTACCTTTACTTGGCATATAGAAACTTGGATGCCAGTCATGGAAACTTACCCAGAACTGAAGTTTTGGATCATAACTTGTAGTCCAAGAAGCATCGTCAAAATATCTCAGATCTCCCAATTTAAAATTAATCAATCTTGCAGATCCTGGACTAGCCGGAATTGTAAAGTTATCTCTTTCAGAATCATATGCAACTAAACCTCGGAACTCATCTTTAAGTTTAAAGTCCCTCTTAGAAAAATAAAGAACACTGTCATCATTATTATAACTAGCAGTACAACATATTCCAGCTACCGGATTATCTGTATGAGGATAGTTAGGGAAATCTTCTAATAGTTTATAAGGCAAGAATTCATTAAACCACCATTTCATACCGTTTTGAGAAATTTCTTGAATACCCTCTCTAAAGGAAAGCACCTTACCTTGATTTTGAGATAAATAGTAAAGGCCTGCCGGAGTAGATATTACCCCAAATCTATTTTGAGAAGAGCCGTATTCATATGCTCTTTCTGCAACTACAACATTCTGTGGAGCTTGTGCAAATAAACCAGCATCACCAACAGTAACTTTGGTACCACTATCGTCTAATTGTAGTGTATCTACTCCTTGGTATATAAGAGGGCTATCATTTTCAAAAGTGATAAACATACCTGTTTTTGCAAAACTTTTTACAGAGCTTAATTTGCTTTTGAAATCAACTTTATTTAAAGGTAAAAACATCAACCAAGAATCTATATCACTATCTGATTCTTGTTGCTGTAAAGAGTAGTTAATTCTGTTTGGATAACTTACATAACATAACTCAGCAACATTTGGATTATAAGTTGTGCCTTGTAAAAACCCGGCCGTAAAGTACTGATTAAATAAAAACCTAGCAGCACTTAGACTATAATCATAAGCATAATAATTACCCTTAGCTAAAATATCAGGATTAGAATCAAAAAGAGATTCTAAATCTGTATATTTAAACTTGTTGTAAGGTGTTTGCCAAGGGAAAGTACCAACTTCTCTAAAGTCTACAAGTACCTCAGACTCTACAAAGAAGTCTCTGACTCCGTTAGCTGATGTATAGAAATAAGAATCTTTAACTCCTACAAATCCAGGATATATAAGACTTAGGTTTGTAAAAAGATTGTAATAAACATTATCTAGATCATAAAAACTGTTAGGTAATAAACCTTCTCCATAGTCAGGTGTTGATTGAAACAGACCTGCAATATTTGCAAGACTAAACTGACTTATATCCCAAGGAACGCTGTTAACTTGAAATTTAGGTTCAGGAACCATTTGATTTAAAAAGTAGTTGTATTCTATATTATCTGGAACATCATAAAGCCAGTTGTAAAAGAAATGCATTATGTTTTTTTCTGCAAATCTATTTACATAGGTATCCCCTCCAAAAAAAGCAGGTGTTTCTAATTTTCTTTGAGAAAAGTTTTGAATATTACAAATATTTCCAAATATAGTTTCTGAAAGTGTATTAGGTCCAATAGTACCTTCAAAATCAATCTTTTGTTCACAAGGTGTTGCAACTACTTGTTGAATTGTATCTACCTGCCCATATTGATTTTCAATTCTATATTTTAAACCAACATAGTGACTAGCTATTTTATTTATGAAGTTTTTATTTTTACCTGAGTCTGACCAATTTACTATATTAGGTGTAAAAAGAGAAGACCCGGGAATCATACCAAAAGGTACATTAAATGTTCTAATAGCATGACCTAAAGTCATAGAAGATTGATCTATACTTGTATTATCGGAGTTTAATAAAAAGTGTGGACCAGAAGTTGTATTATTACTCCTTTTAGTTCTTAGTACAGCTAACTTAGGTCTTTTAAGATTGTTAATTCTGTATTTTCTAACTGTTCCTCCACTATCGATATAATCTGGTAAAGCCTGAAGTTGATCAAATATGTACTGACCTTCTTCAAGAATAAATCTACGGTCTAGTAAGTCATTTGGTGGGACAAAAGTAAAGTAATCACCATGAGCAATCATCTCAAGAGCATATTGTCTTTTTCTAATTATAGCGTAAAGTGTATCAACAGCAAGTTGCATACCTTCTAAGAAATAATAAAAAAGCTGACCACCGTTTGTTATTGCTGATAAAAATCCACTGATTGTAGGACCAAGCAATTGATTACCAGTATATGTTTTTTCATAAACAGCTTGTTGAATTTGTCCCGTATTTTGCATTACACTATTGGATCCTATAAAAATTGCATCAAGAGCAGCACCTCCTGTAAGAAAATCTAGTACTGGGGCACCGGTACTAAAATAATTATTTAAAGCTGTTGTAGTTATACCGGCTTGTATACCAGCTGTTGTAGTAGCTCCAATATCATAGTCTCCACCAGCTGCAGGTGTTACGACAGTTGGTAGTCCTGTTGGAGGTGTAGTTGAACCATTAGCTGTTAAGGGAAAAACAGGACGAGTATAATTTCCAGCTGGATAATTTATTTTTACTTCACCTAACCCTTTCAGTAAAGCATTGATAACACCTGTTGCTAGTGCAAAAGGTATCATACCATTTGATATAAGCTTAAACTTAGGGTGTTTGCTAGGTTCAATAAAAGCTTGTATAGCTTCCCCCTGAACACTTCCATATATTTTTAACTCAGTAGTGGAAAGAAATGGATTAATGAAACTAGTATCCGGTGAATGGAAAGATATAATATCCAGAGGAATATTTTGATTTTCTATATCACCATCATTATCTGTTTTAGTGATAAAAGGATCATTATACAAGTAATTAGCTGCCGAAGGATTTGCAAGGTTGTTTTGTTGAGGAACAATAGTATTAAATGGATAATTAGCATATAGACCAACTATATCGGAATCTGCAGCCCCACCTCTTGGATTATAATCCCGGAAGTTGTTAATCATCCCTTTAGCTAGAATACTCTTGTTACCATGTCTAGATCCTCTAAGTATTTCATATCCGACAATTCCAGGAATATCATTACCATCATTATCTTTTGGAAAGATTATATTTTTAAACTGTACACCCATAATTCTTATATCAAACTCACCGTCAGGTTTTTTATCAAAATGGTATGTTGATGGATGTAAAGCATTATCAGGAAATCTATGGTGTCTAATAGGTTTCCCACAAAGATCATAATTTGGATCTGTAGTTTGAGTCCAGCATTGAGAACTTGAATTCCAAACATCGGGTTGAAAATCTGGATATATTTCTGCTGATTCCCAATAACCCATATTACCTCGTGAAAGAATTTTACCTCCGTCAGGTAAAAGTTCATTTATGTTTATTTGTGTTATAGTAGCTGTATTTATACTTTGAAAAAACAACTCATCTCCCGGTAAAGTAACACCTACTTGATTAATAAAAGGTGCTAATTCAAACACAGAGTTTCCGTTATAATTATAAAACCCAGCAGGTCTTCCCGGAATATGATATGATGCAGATTTGTCACCTGTATTATAAACCCATCTAATAAAGAAAGAATATACTTCATCTCTAAGATAACCAGCATTTTTTCCACCATTAAAATAATAAGTTTCTGGGTATTCAATTGAAACCCACTCTGCTTGAATTAAATTAGCTAAAGGCTGATAATTAAAATCGAATTTACCAGTAGGTCCTATTCTTAATAAATAATTATTTACTTCAGACATTTGATTAGACTTTTCAAAAACAGGATTCTGAAGTATTAAAGTTTCTACAGATACAGTAGCTGCAGTTTCAGGAATCTGATCTAATACAATCTTTTTAGTTCTTGTTGAATAAAAACCAACTCTTTTAGCACTAAGATTCTGATTTATAAATCTTACAACAACAAGTTCAAATTCATCAAAGTGTTCTGAGTCAGCATCTACCGTAATTTCAAAAGAACCTCTTTCATTAATATCACTCTTAATCGGTTGTATATAACTAGGAGAAAAATAGTTTGTAACTCTTTGTCTATTAATAACATAAGCAACAGTTACAGCATAAGAACCATTCTCAATTACACCTTGTTGTAATGATAAATTTATATCTAAACAAGGTGTCTTTACTAAGCTTGCTATTCTAAGTTTATCACAATCTAATTCATTAATATCTTTACATATTTGACATGTTAAACCAGGACCTTGGTCTTCACAATTTTGAATCCAAAAAACACCTGGCCAAAGAATATTTGTACCAGAACCATTACCATAGTAATTTACATTTGATGAATTAGGCCCAGTGCTTAACCAAACGTAATCATCAGCTGGCCAAGTTTGAGGATCTCCTACATTTAAATATCTATCTGGATTTAATCCATCAGCCCAATATACTTGCCATGTACAATCATCTTTTAATCTTGATGCTCCTGTAATTATATTAAGCTTACTAAAGTTAAGACACACATCTTGAACTATAGGTCTGTATATACATTGGTCTGCTTCAAATAAACCTATTTCAGAATTAATGGGTGTAGTATTTAACTGATCATAAGCTACACTGTATACTATCCATTTATCACTATACAAATGGATTTTACCTATTATGTAAACAAAAGAAGAACCCATTGTTGTTCCTACTTTTGCACATAAAAAATTAGACTCCTCATTAGAGATAGTGCCTAGATCCCCCTCAACTGTATTATTTACAGCATTTCGAGCATGTGTCCACATACCTTCTTGTACAAATAGTGGATCAGCATCTTTATTTAACCCTTTGATAAAAGAATTAGTCTGTTGACTATTAGTATTTTGATTTTGATTCTTCTTGGCCATACTATAGTACTCTTGAGTTATGGTTATTTCTATACCCAATATTAGGACTATAACTTCGGAACATATCATAGAACATACCATTCATAGCTTTTCTATTTGCTTTCCAAAGTTTTTCCATTTCTTTAAAGTTTGGAGTATTTACCAAACCTAATGCTTGATTTCTAGCAGCTCTAAGTTTTGGCATTATTAGCTGTAATCTTTGAGCTACATCTTCCCCGTTCATATAAAGATTCTCTAGTATTCTTTCTTTTAATGCATACTCATAATATTCATTAAGAAGCTCATGATCAGGAACCATTAAGTTTCCATGTTCATCTTCCATATGACCTTGATAATTAATATACACCGTACCTTCTTGAAAAGATGTATACAAAAATCCAAACTTTATCCAACCTTCATTATGAGTATTGTAATAAAGATTTGGACAATCACAATCAATTTCTTGACTAGACTTCATTCTTAAAGGTTGAGTGTTTCTATAAATTCTAGTAGTAGCTTCATTTACTACCTGAACTAACTCATAAGCTTCACCTTTTTTATTTACAAAAACTCTAGGTTTAATGCAAGTATCTCCATATGGTTGATCAGGATTATGAGTTACACAAACCCCCTCCTTTCCGTTGAAACAACAAGGTTGTTCAACAGGAGCTTCACAACAATTCAAAATAGTTTTAGCAGGATACTCTCTATAAGGTACTTCTTCAATATGAGTTCCACCTATTGAATAACCTGAATAATGAATGTAACTTCCGCAAACCAATGCAAAATTAAAAGCATAAAAGTCATCAGGTAATTTTACCTTTCCGTGACTTACTTCTAGTAGGGCTTCTTTTTGCTGAGTAATTCTTAAACCTAGATCATAGTTTATCTTTCTAGCAAGTTTAATCAACTGCTGAGGTTCAATCATATTTTCTAAAGCAAAAGTATGCAAGTCAACTCTTACATCTTCTAAAAGTTGATCAAAAGTTCTATACTTGAGGGTGTAGTTAAAATCCATTATCTTAAGATATTTTGACTGTCATCTGTAGTATCTACAGGCACCTGAGCAATCATGATTAGTTCTTTTAATGCATACTGTTCAATCTCTGAATACAAGTATTCAGGAACATTTAAAGGTTGATCCTGAATTAATTGACAAGGGTCACTGTCACAATTAGGAACATCATTTTCAAAAATAGCTTCTACTCTAATAGCTTCCCAATCAACATTAGGTATATAAATGTAACCATCTAGATACCAAAAATAAGGATTTTTATTATATCTAAAAGTAGTTGACTTTGTCATTGCAACCCATATCCCCGGCTCTGTTCTACTTAGTTCAATACTACCATCTATAGAAGATAGTGTTCTAATAAGAGGACCAAACATACCATTTAAAATTGCAGGAATTTTTTCCTTACTTCTTTTAAAATAACAACCAGAGTACACTCCAATACAACCCGCTTCTACTTTATCTACGTCAATAAGTTCAACATAAGGAAGCGCTTTAAAAAGAGAGCTCATTCTCATAAGTCTCATTTGGTTATCTTCTCGTTTGATAAAAGTTTTAGCATATTTACTAATGACAAAATATATTTGCCTATCAGTAAAAAATGCATCTTCTTTTACTGCTTTTATTGCATTTCTAACTCTAGATATTGCTTCACCAACACTTGTCATAATTCAAATTCATTATAGCTTTTTAAAGCTTGTTTTTCTTTATTCACAACCATACTTTTATATACAGCTTTTTCATAGGTTTTCCTTAGTTTAATGGTTGAATCTACAGCTACATACATATTCCAATTCTCAGGATAACTTTTAGAAACAGATCTTTTAAAGTCTCGACATGCTACAAAATTCCAAAATTCTCTGTTTTTCATTTTGTGCTTTGGTGCATAGTTTGTAAAAAAGATTTTTGCTAGTTTACCATCAGTATCAAAATTGCTATTTGTAACAGTTACTCCATACTTGTTAGACTTTGCATAATCTACATTTGTCTTTTTACTTTTTTGACAAGTACCAATAAAAAGCCATCCAACATTCTCTGGTAATTGAACACCATCTCTTTTTTCTATCACTGTTGTATAAACCATTTTATTGAATGCTTTTATTATCTCTCTCAACTCAGCATTTGTATAATCTTTATACTTAGCATGTTTTTTTCTAAAGTCATCAAAAAATTTTTTATCTAAAACACTATGTGTTTCTGGTCTAAACCTAGGTGCTTTTAAATCAGGCTTTTTAAATGTCTTCATAATAATATACTAAAAATTAATGATATCTGCAAATATACATATAAAACAAAGCCCTCACAAGTGCAAGGGCTTTGTCTGTTTGTCACAGAAACCAACAAACCTGTAACAATATTATCCTATGACAGTGATACTAAAGTTATTTAAAGCTACTAAAGATGTGTTAGTCACAGTAATTTGATTAGCACTATTAATTACATATGTATAATCAGCGGGTGAAGTATACACTACAAAAGGTGCTGGTAAAGCTTCATTAATTGCTGAAACCACAATCCCAAAAGTATTTAAATTATGAGTTATTACAGCAGTACCCCCTGGAGCCAAAGGTACTATTAAAACTTCTCTGTATTTTTGAACATCTGCTGAAATAGTAACATCTGTAGCTGTTGAAGTCAATGTAATACCTGAACCTGCGGCCAAACCTTTATTTGCTAAAGTAGGTCCTGCTCCATCATTAACTAAGGATTCTGTTCCCAAACCTCCTGCGGAAGTTAAAGATACAGCTGAAGCAGGTGATGAGTTAGTGATTCTAATAGCATCTGTACCAGGAACAGTACTAGCATTAAGAGTAATTCCAGTACCAGCTACAAAATTTAAAGTATCTCCAGGAGCTTCAGCAATCTGAATATTTGTAGGATCATTATCCGGACCCCACACAAAACCTGAATCAGGATTAATCTGAGCTCTATCAAAATCATTTGGTTGAATTACACTTCCCGGTACTACTGATGCTCCAGTAACGTGTCCAAAAGTATCAAATGTAAAGAATATATCTTGTATAAATGAATTACCACTGTTATCACTATTTAAATTTGCTACAGATGATGTATCTTGATGAGATACAGTAACAGCACTTGTGATAGGATTAACAGCTACATTAATACCAGGACCAGCAAAAAATGATGATGCAATAGTTTGTGCAATAATAATATCAAAGTAAGCTTGTAAAGCCGGAATATCAACTGATACTGTATATGTTGTTACATTACCTACGGTTGCTGGTACAACGTCAACATAAGTAGAACCTACAACCGTGGTTACAGGACCTACTGTATTACAGATATAGTTTACTAATTTAGTAATAACAGTGTCCATATAATCATATCGACTGATTACAACATCCCCATTACATGTAATATCAGTACCTGTATAAACAATACAAGAAGCATTAAACACTTCGGGACATGAAGGAGGACAAGGTGGTGTAACAACGTATGTATCAGTACATCCGCAATTTTTAGTACAATTGTGAGAAGTTGCCATTTTTATTTTATTTAATTAAACATATATATAATTCGGTTCATCATTCTAATTTTATTTTACTCTTTGTATACTAAATCTTACATAGTCATCTGTTTCAGAAAGATAGTCAAAGGTTGTAAGATTAATTACTTTTAAACATATTTGAGTACCTGCAGTAAATTTTTGAATAAGTGATCCATTGATTGAAGCATGTTTTTGTGTAACTACTGGAGTATCATTATTTACACAGTAAATACGACATCCTATTGGAGAAGTAATACCTGCTATAAACATTCCTGGTACTAAAGCATCGTGCCAACCATCAGCAGAATCTTTTGTATACAGTGTTGCAAAAGATATTATATAAACACCATCTGTAGGAAATGTAAATATCCCTGTTGTTGAATCATAAGCTAAACCAAAATCATTATAATTTATGGTATTCATTATTTGAATAGAACCATCACATATTCTACCTGTATTTAATCCAGGAGCTGTTTTTAACAGATTTGCTGGTGCTGATAATTCAACAGATAACCCGGGTTTTTCAATCTCACTTACAGTATAAGTTTCAACTAACCCAACTGTAGATAAACTAACATCTATCCAAGTACTTCCAGCAACAATGACTGAAGAGTTTTCAACTGCGGTTCTTACATCACACAAAGCTACCCACAAATTAGTTATGGCATCTGCTACTGTATTATAAGAAGCTGATTGAACCCAATTAGGATTTGTTGAAAATGGTGTTCCCGTAGCTAATTGTAAATCAATGTCAGTTATACAGATTTCACTTATAGCACTTATTAAACTTGTAGTAGTACCTGTAACAGCTTGAAATGGACACCACACATTATTGATAAATTCTTGTAATGCTACATTTATGAACTGTTGACTTCCTTGAGGTAGTATTCCTATTTGGCATCCTAAAGTAAAGGATGGGATCACCGGTTCAGGAATTGGAGTATTTTCTAGAGTTTCAACTCTTATGGTTAACTGATCAATTTGTTGATTAATAATAGTAATACTAGAAATAAGAGCGCAAACTTTATCAGCAATCATTTGAACATAGTCTAATAATTGCATAGTAGTTTGATTACCTGTTCTGAAACAAGAGGCAACAGTTACAACACAATCTGGACAATTTCCGGATGTTCTAGTAGTAGATGTTCTAGTATCTGATTCAATAGCATTATGATCTTCACAAACTTTATCAATAAGCAATTGAATTAAAGCTTGAAAATCATTTGGTCCACAGGCAGTTATTCCCAAACAAGCTAAGTCGTAGTTAGAAACATTTAACTGATCTAAAATTGTACAAAGTTCCGTAGCCATAGCAGCCACTACATCGGAAATAGTATCTCCTTTACAGAGATTGATGCATTCAATGTCAGGACCTTGCCAAACTATACAGTTTGAGGACACCGGACTACATGGTCTATTATCTAAATTTAATGGCTTCATATTCTTTATCTATTTATAATATACAAATTAATTTCCACATTTGCAAGTTAAGCATGATTTTCCGGAATTACAAGAGCAGGGACATGATGGGCATTTGTAATTAGGATCCTTCAAAGATTGTAAGTCAATTAGTTCTTTTTTCATTAACCACTTCTCATCTTCATCAGGACAACAATTGCTAATACCATATCTTTTTTCAAGAACCTGTTTATATACAACATCTGCAAAGCGACATGTTATCTTATCATATTCGTCAGGATTGCAGTTAGGTGTATTATATCCAGGTTTTACAGTTCTATTATTTTTGAATACTGGAGGCGGGCAATTACCAAATTTACATTCTCCAAATGTTTCAAAATAATCATATACTGTAAATTCTATAGGGTTTTCTATATCTCCTAAAAACCATTCTGTTGCACAAACTTTATCACTACTTTGTCCGGGAACTAATGATATTTCATGAAGAATGTTATCACAATCAAAATATGAATAAACTGTAACTACTGCATTTAAATTAGTAACTTTTGTACAATTACATGTAAGAACTTTACAATCACTGCAGCTTATATAATCGGTAGTTACAGTTACTTCAATTGCATTAAGATAGTCTTCTGTATTTTCTACTGACCAACATTCTGTACAACCTTCAACTTTAATAACTCCACCTACATATTGAGCAAGATCTGAATAAGTAATAACAATATTTTCAGCATTCTCACAATCAGTTAGTTTATAATAAGTTCTTAAACAAGTTACACAATTAGGATAACTATTATCAATTTCAATTACTTGCGGACTTACAGGATTATAATTTACTTTTTCAACTAAATAACAATCACAATCATTTTTTACTACTTGACCTATATAAACTTCTAAATCTGAATAAGTATGTATGGTGCTCCCATCTGTACAAGATGTTAATTTATAAGCTACTACACCAATACATTCCTCACAATCTTTAAAACTTGCAGTTACTGTAACATCAATTGGACAATCACATTCTTCTTCATCATCAAGTTCAGAAGCTATCCAACAACCTTCTCTACCGAGTATATTAACAACATTATTAGTTCCATATACATTAGGAATTACACTGTTTGAAGTTGTATAAATTACCAAATCTGAATTTTTACAGTTTGTTAATTTAAAGCATTGTACAAGACAAAGACCTTCAACACAGGAACCGAGATCAATAATCTGCGGTGATATTGATCCATCTTCTGCTATAGGTGGTATTTTTGAACAAACTTTTAAATAAGGTTGAGCATTTGCTAAAGAAACATTTTGCAAAACGTTATCACTGTCTACATAAAAGAACCCATTTGTATTTGCTACATAATAACAAATTAAGTCACATTCACATGGTGTATCAATTGGTTCTATTGCAATAGCTTCTGAGCAATCAGTGTACCTCAGTGCTGTTATATAAGCACATCCTGCATAAACTTCGCTATCCACTGTAATAAATGAATTAAGATAAGTTTCAAATGCGGAATTATTACTTATGATTGGTTCAGTTCCATCACAAGGTATTATCATATAACATTGTGGTATTTCAACATCACAAGAACATTTAGCATCTTCACAACCATCAGGTATTAGACTAAATAAAGATGCTACAGGATCAATGGCTGGATATGGAGGTATGCCGTCCACATATCCAGAATAAAAAATATAACATATTCCAAATTCACCAGTAGTTGGCTCTAATGATCCTCCTGCCCCCGGAAATGGTGTAGTACCTATATAAGTTACAACATCACCATTTACAAAAGGCAAAGATCCTCTGAAAAATATTTCTTGGCCAGTACAACAGTTAACAAATTTTATAAGATTTGCTATAGGAGTTGGATCTGGGATCAAAGTTGCTGCCATTTTTAATAAACTTTTTAGAATTTGTATAAATACTTAATTACTTAGCTTTTTATTTCAGAATCCGTTTTTAAAGTATTTTCATAATTTTTTAAACAATTGCTACAAACAACTTTTCCATTAGATGCTGTTCTTCTTTGGCACCCACAGGATAATTTTTTTAAGCAATTAGGACATGTACTCATAGTTGTTGGTTTTTTATAAGTTTAACAATTTTTACAATCTATTTTATTTAAGAGCTTCACTGCATAGTTAAAAAGTGTCATTCCTTCTTGACTTTTATGACATATTTCAACTTTAGCTTTAGCTGCTTCTAAATACATTTTTATAAGTCTTAACTCCCGAAGCCTCTCCTTTACTTTAGCTGGGGGATCACAATCAGCAACATCAATATCACACAATATTTTTTCATACTGATTTAATGCACAAGTCATTCTTAAGTGATTATACTCAACATAAACTTTACACTCAGGATCTACTGAATATTTTACTACATAGATACCATCAGGTAAAGCAACATATGATGTACCACAATTTTCATGTTGTAATTCAAAATCACATGCTGTATATGTAGGAGTTGATCCTGGCTCAAAAGATAGTTCAACACAAGATTTAAAACCAGGAACTGTTACATTAATTCTTGGTTGAAATATACCAACAAGTGGTGAATAAACACTTGTATCAAAAATCTTAAAAACACAAGAGTTTGTTACTGTAGGTATCTCTAAACTTAATACATGATTTGCCATAATTTTTAAAATAAAAAGGAGAGGAAAGGTTACCTTTCACTCTCCTTAAGTTACTATTAATGCATCAAAAGATTAACCTTCACCGACACTGTCACCAGGAATCGGAACCACATAATCTGTACATGGTACTCCTTCTCGAATAACAGGTTGACAACCTGAACCACATGTCTCTAACCATGTTTCAAGTTGAGTAAAAATGTTATCAGGATCTCCTTGAGGAACGATAATTTCTAACATATATTGATCATTATCAAAGGTTCCTGTTGGATTGTACATTCTAGGTACATTATGCTGTAAATAGATTCTGTCATAAAGACCATCTCTAGATATACCAGCTGCATTAAGAATATCATATCCTTGAGTAATTTCTCTGATACGTTCATCAGTAGCAAAATGATTTTGTCTGTAAGATTCAGAAAGAATCACATCTCTTACTACAGTTTCACCAAGACCATTTACTTGACGACCATAACATTCTACTCCAACACAAAGAGTTTCAAATTCACATGGAGCTCCTGTATAATCTACTTCAGAAGCATACACTCTTACAGGTTCAATTTCATAGAAGTCAGAAACTTGGAATGTACAGTTGCCAAATCTTGTTTCATAGTAAGCACCATTAAGTACAAGACCTCCACATTCTCCTTCAAAAGGACCTGCTGGAGAAACATAGTTATCCCAAGTACCAACCCCGCCTAAAGCAAGTACTACTGCAGCAGGTGTTCCTGGAGGATACCAAGCAGCCAAAGCGCTATCAATAACTACAGGATAAACAAAAGGGTTTATCAAAGGTGAATTCAAAATTTGATTAGCCCACTGAATATAAACTAATACTGGATCAGTTGCTATAGGTGCAATTGCATCATCTGGACAACATCCGGTATAAGCTTCAAGAGTAAGATATGCATTGTGATTTAGCAATCTCATTGCAGGAGAACCTTTGATATCTAAACGTAGATAGTATGTTTCACCACATAAAAATGACTTACAACAGTTACCTGCTGTTTCACCTGGGTTAGAGCTATTTGGAGGATTAACATCTGTCCAAGGAGTTAAACCAACATGTGTTACATAACGCTGAGCTGGATTAGCAGGAGCATAATATAACTTGTTTACATACTTAGCTTTGATTGTTTTAGATTTGTTAGACTCTAAATAACCACCAGCAAAAGGACCAATTTTGTCATTTTGCATTAATGATCCAGAAGCTAAAATCATTTCACAACAATCAGTTAAAGGAGCTGTTGTATTTCTAACTCGAAAAGTGTTAGGGTTAATAAAAGTAATTTCACCTGCAGCCAATGTATTTGCAACTGAAGTACCTAATTGAACATTGTTCAATGTTGAAATGCCATTTGTAGCTACAAAGACTTTTCTAAAAGCATGATTAAAATGAGACATATTTTTTTGTTTTAGTTAATAAATATAATATAATATAGTGAAAGTTTTTTTGATATCCAAATTATTTTAGAAAAAGTAATTTATATTTAGTAGAATTAATAGCATCTTTTACAAGATCTAAGTTATTTACTATTTCTGAATAAGGCATCATACCTTGAAGTTTATTTATTATAGCATATAAATCTCTTAAGTAAGAAATTCCATCAGAAACATCTTCAAGAGTTCTGGGTGCTAAATCTTTACACGTAAGAATTTTTTCTGATACTCCTTGATAGCCTTCCATAAGAGTATCTACAAAGTCAGGAATTTGATCATAAAGCTCATTAAGTGCTTTATGTGCGGCATAAGATCCAGGACCTGTTACTTTAAGATGCAGTTTATGAAAACTATTTCTAGCATTCATTAGTTCTACAGCACATGCTGCTACCATATTATCTAGAGAACTTCCCCCTACCCCAGTGTCTTTAACAGGTTCTGGTTTAACAGGTTCTGGTTTAGTAGGTTCTGGTGCAGGAGTTTGAGGTCTAGTAATTGTTTTAACTGGCTCAGGATTTCTTTTTAAAAGTCTTGACGGTGTTTGCATCTTTTAGTTATTTCTTTCTGCAGTTTCTGTACCTCTAGAGAATTGGTTTATTGATTCAATATCTCCAGCTAAAATACTTACTGCTTCATCAATTATTAATTCTATAATATCATCTTTAAACTCAGATTCTATGTTAGTTGTAGAAGCTATATTAGTATAAGGATCTACACAACCTTCTATTTGAATTCTAACAGGTTGTCTGTAATAAGTAAGCTCTGCTTGTTCAATATCAAAGTCTTCATTTGTATAAATATTTACCTTACCACCTTTTAAAGTTGCTAAAGTTTCTCCCCATTCAAAGCTTGGTTGCTTAGCTTTATCTCTTAAAAGTTCTCGTAGATTACCTTCTTCTGCAAGATATACCATCATCGTCCTATTACCACAACAATCTTTCTTTGCAGAGACATCCACTCTCTTCCATTGAAGATAATCTGCAGGAATATCTCCATCATAATAATATTGTTTATTAGCAATGTTTAATTCTAAAGTTTCTAAGAGAACTTGTAAGTCATCTTTTCTTCTTGTTGAACCTTCATCTCCCTCTCGAGTAAGATTTACACCATGAAGTTGTCTTCTAGCCCATTCTACCTGAGCTTTATTAAAAGCCTCAACAATATTCCAGCAAGTTATATTATCATAATCTTGACTATCAAGCTTGTTAAGCCTTTGTTTAATCTTTATGGTTATAGTAGTATTAAGCATTATCTTTTAATATTTTTCCACATTGCGGCTGCAGCAATTCTTTTTCCTTTTTCACCACCCCCTGCTTCTTTAGCTACTTCGTCAAAGTTTTTACCTTTTTTACCAATATCTTTACCTGCTCTGGCTTTCTTAGTAACGGATGACTTTTGCTTTTTAGTCAGGCCGGCAGAAGGTTTTTTCTTAGTTGCCATAGTTATTTCTTCTTAGCTGTTTTTCTTTTAGTTGCTCCAGCAATTCTATCAGCAGCTGTAGGTTTTGGATTTTTATCAATTCCTGCTATTACTGAAAGCATACCAAAAGGATTGCTTTTTTTGGCACCACCTTTTTTCATAGTGATTGGGCTGGTAGTTGCATTGTAACCAGGCATTGTTTTGGTCATATTAGGTTGACCACCTTTTGACATTTTTTTCATAGAGCCTCCGCATTTAGCACACATTACTTTTTTCATAATAAATATATTTTAACAATTCCATTTTCTTAAATACTCTTTTGCTTCAGAAGACTCTTTATTATAATATAGTAAATAAATCCGTGCAAACTCTAATAAAAAAGGATCATCTTTAAAATGACCTAATCCCATATTACAATTATTGCAAAGCATTCCCCTTACTATATTTGTAGTATGACAGTGATCAACTACAAGGTTTTCTTCAGATCCACATATAATACAACCTTCAGTTTTGATTAATTCTTTTAATTCTTCATCACTAATCATTGATCTATATTGACCTCTTCTTATTTCACTTCTATAAGAAGCTCTACATGTTTTACACCAACTGTCAAAACCATCTAAGGTTCTTTTATGTGCTGTAAAATATTCATTTGTTCTTGGTTTTTCTATGTTACATTTCTTACATGTTTTGTTTTCTGAAAAACCTTTTTCTAATTGTATTTTATTGTTATAATCTTTTGAACAAGTTATAGTACAAAAAACAGTATTATTCTTTTTTAATGTTCTTTCAATATCTGATTTACCTCTTATAAAAGAATTATCACAATGTGTACAATTATATTCTATCTTCTTTGATGGCATATCAACAATTCCATTTTTTCCTTGCTAATCTTAATCTACTATTTGGATCTTTAGCAGCTTTTGGAAAATTAGCCATTTGCCCTGCAGATCTACTACAAAAAGACTTTCTTCTTTTAGCATCTTTGCTATCAGGATCAAGCTGCGATGGTTTTTTGGTAACAGCAGTTTGTAACTTACTACCTGGATTAGCTGCTCTATAGCTAGCTACTCCTTTTGCATTAAGACCTCCTTTAGGATCTTTACCCTCTTTACGAGTCCATGCAGCTGTTTTCTTTTTTGCCATGACTATTTCATTTTACCATTAGCAAGATTATTAAACATCTTAGCTTGTTCCATTGCCATCTTTTTTACATCCGACATAAGCTTGGAATCATTTTGAATTTCTGCTGCTCTCTTTAATGTAGACATAGCAGATTCAATTTCCCACTTTCTCATCTCAGCTTTATTAGTACCAAGACCAATTGAAATACTTGCTGTATTTGATTTTTTAGCTGGTGCTTTTTTAGCAGTTGTTTTTCTTATTGCCATAACTATACTTTTTTAACTCTTCTCCCCATACCTACTCTAGACTTCTCAGCTTTCTTAGCAGCTAGTTTAGAAGGAGAAATTTCACTTTTAGTTTTAGGTGTTTTACTTGAAACTCTTTTGGTAGGCCGGCAGTATTCATTTTTACCACCGGCCCCACAAGCTTTTCCAGATTTTGTATCTTGCCATTTTTCTGCTTGCCATCTTTTAAGCTCAGTACCCTTCTCAGTCTTTCTTACTTGACCTTTACCTTTACGGCATTTAGCAATAGCTTGAGAAGCTCTTGCTGAAGGAAATACATCGTACCTTGCCTTTACACTATGATAGCAAGAATCTTTAGGCATTACATTTTCTTTTTAACTGATCCACCTTTTTTCATTTTTTCAGTTGCTTTGATTACACGGTTTTCAGTTCTAGCAGCTCTTTTTAAAAGTCTATCTGCTTTTCTTTCTCTACCTTCATCAACAGCCTTGTTCCCTTTATAAACAAGTTTGTTTTCTTTTTTTTCTAATCGGGCAACTTTACCTTTAGGACTTCTCATCTTAATGATTATTTAGATTTCATTTTTCCACCTTTTTTCATCATACCTGGTTTTACAGCCATTCCGTATGCAGCTTTAGGTGTAAGAGGTTTTTTAGACATTGTTGCCATAGAACCTTTTTTAGTAGTAATGCTTTTACCTACACCTGTAGTACCGCTTTTTTGCATAAATTTTTTTGGACGAGAATCTGGATTAAGTTGATAAGGAGGTCTTGACTGTTCTTTCATAGAGTTTTTAAACTTTTTTGAAGCTTCAGAAACAGCTCCTTTATTAGATTTTCTAATAGCTCCATTATTAGATTTCATGGGAGGTTGAGTACCCATCAATGGTTCACCACCAGCTTGATACTTTTTAACAGTTTTCATTTTTATATTAATTTAAGATTGCCAAACTTTTTCTACAGCAGAGTTCAGATCATTTAAAATATCTTCATGTAAAGGGTTTTTTAAATACTCAACTACATCAGATACATTTCGACCAAGCAGTGTGACTGTCTTAGCATGATAAATATATCCATCTGCCTTATTAATAATATACTTAAAAAAACTGGAATCTCTAACAATTGATTTAATTTTTAAAGTTTCCATGTCAAGATTAGCGGCATCTATAAATGATTTAGCTGATCTTTCTTTGTTTGGTTCGGAACCTTCTCCATTAATGTGTCTATCCATATTTTCATATATCACATCCAACGGAGTTGCTTTTCTATATTGGGCACTATTACCATCTACAATTTTTGCAATGTAAAATAGTTTAGTGCTGTTCTTATCATATAATTTCTGAAGTTCAGCAAGAGCTTTGTTACGCATCTTCTTGTATTCAGTTCTAATCATTGAAGTTTCTTCTTCTTTATCTAGATAGAATTTAGGTGGTACAGGTCTTGATCTAGCATCTTCATAGCTTTTTGCTACAATTGAAAATCCTCCTGCTTCAATAGCTAAATACTTAATTCTATCAAAAGGTTGAGTAAGATCTAAGAATACCGGTTCATTACCACACTTAATCTCAATCTTATTCCAAAACTCTGAATTATCAGGTTTTAACATTTTTACCTGGTTCCAAAAATCTTTATCTTCAGGATCTAATACATTTGCTGCTAGTTCTTTTTCTAATTCTGAAACTGTTTCTCTAATTTGTCTTACTCTAGCTTCTCTTTCTTCTGTAGGAAGAAGCTTGATTTCTGGAGCAAATTCATTAAGGCCTGTTAAATATCTCATTACACCATTAGCTTCAAGACATGCTAATTGTTCATGATGTTTAACACCGTCATATAAAGCTAGACCATATTCTTCAAGACCCATGTTACCTGAATTAGTATCTATAAAAGGTCTAATTGCTAACTTAGTTTTTTTTCTGCTGGTAGTTTCTACCATTGTAAATTTTGTTTCCATGTTGGTTTTTTATTTGTTGGTTATTAAATACAAAGTTAAAAAAAGGGAGGAGTTTCCCCCTCCCTTGTAATTATAAATTTAGAATGAACCTCCTGTAACAGGATTACGCATAACAATTTTTAATACTTTAGTTGGGTCTTTTACCCATACTGCAGGCATTGTTTGTGTCATCATTACACGGTAACCGTTGAACTGACCAGAAGACTGGAAGCCTTGGCTACGTCCCATGTAGTCCATAGTACCATTTTGATACCACCACTTCAATTGATTATCCCAAGACAACTTCAATAAGAAAATATTGTCATTAGTATTATCAGTGATATCAAAAATAATGAATGAATAAGAAGACAATGGGAAACCATCAATGATTGGGTTTTCAATGTCATTAGTATGAATATTATCAAATGCTGGGTTAAGAACAAACTTAACATTAGCAAGGAATGGAATTACATATGAAGTATAAGCAAAACCAAAGTTCAAGTCCATACCTTTACCAGTGATTGCTCCGATATCAGCAGCCTGAATAACAAGACCTGATGCTACAGCTTCACGCTTAATGGCTTCATTAACCATTCTCATACCCCCCATACCAGTTTGAACTATTAGAGAACGTTTTGGATCCGGCCCTTGGAATTCAACCTTACCATTGAAGAAGTTATAGATTTCTCCACGGAACAAGTCAAGAGTAAAGTTATTTTTGTTGTATACTCTCTTGAAAGAGTTATCCAACTGCTTCCAAAGACCTACAGACAATCTAATATCATCTGGACCATCTTGACGAACTCTACCACCTTGTCCCCACATCAAGTAAGTCTCGATGTCAGTTGCAATTTTAGAAAGGTGTGCAGCTTCCATAGAAGTCAAGAAAGTTCTAGAAAGATCACCATTATCAAAAGCTTTTTTCACTTTATCTTTACCCATAATCTTGATCATATCTTCAAGATTAGAGATTGATGGATCTTGGATAGACTTATCAAAAGTTCTCCAGATTTCAGTTACAGGAATAGTACCGTCTGCATTCATACCACCTTTGATCATCAAGTCAGCACGAGAAGATACTGAATAGTGAACGTGAGCTTCTGCTCCTCCTACAAAGTTGTAGAATTCACGGAATGAAGTTCTAGTAGTAATATCAGAGAATCTTTCTCCATATTCACCACGAGCAGAACCTTTACGGAAAAACTTAGTTCCGTTTGCAAGATACTTGTGATCTAAAAATTTAAAATTGTCATTGTTTACCAATTGTACTGTGTAAACAAAACCATCACCAAGTGGAAGAATATCTTCATCAGTAATGTACATCTCAACTCCGTTATATTTGTCATAAGTGATGATATCACCATGTCCAAATTCACGTCTGTTAAGTTTAATTTTAAAGGTAGAACCATCTGTACCAAGGATTTTAACAGGATCCTCAATGTCTTCAATAATGTAAGGAAGATCAATTGCTACAGGTGTTTGCCATCTGTATTCACCTCTGTGGTTGTCCACATTGATCACATTCTTCCCACCAAAACTTGACATTTGGTAAAGAGGCATTTCTACTTTCTGTGCCATAGCCCAAAGGTCTACAGGACCTAAGTCCATTGGCTCAGCATCTTTAAGCATATTCACCAGGTGGTATGAATCCACATGGGAACTTGCATTGTAAGCGGTATCTCTGAGGAATATACCATTGTTTAAAACTGGAGTTGCCATTTGTTATATAAATTTAAATTGTTACTAATTAAAAACGTTTAAACATATTGTTTGAACGTGATATTGTTTTACCAGGTTTTGAAACTCCTCTCTGTTGAGGTTCGTTATCTACACCTGTTGAAGAAGGATTTTTTCTTGCTTCTTCTGTTTTAAGTTGCCTTACTGTTTTTTCTACAGCTTGTTTACTACCTTGATCTTTTACTTTGCTTCTATAGCCGTCAGGATCTGAAAGTAACCATAGAGCTTCTGCAATCAAATCATGTCTAGGTTCTACAAACTGATATTTCTCTAACAAGTGTCCTAGCAAGTTTGTATTTCTTCCCGAAATAGATGGATAATTAGGTTGAACTAATCCTGAATAAAGTTGACTTTGTGTTTTTCTATCTAACTTAATTCCACCTACCTCACCTGTTACAAGAGTATTATAAACATTATCTTGATAAGCTTTAGCTTGTTCTGCTTGTTGTTGCTTTTTATATTCTTGCTCTGCGAGTTGTCTAGCAACAATATCTTCTTGCATTCTATCAAGTTTAGGTTTAAACTGATTTGCTTTTTGAGATAGTCTTCCAAGCTCTGACCAATCTTGAATTTCTGCTTCAATTTCTTCAGGTGTACCAAACTGAGTAGCATAGAGATATTGTCTTGCAATTGCGGCTTGGTCATACTCATTAGAGGGATCTAACTGTCTGATTTCTTCTACATGTGCTAATGTTCTGAAAAGACCTTTTAAGTCTTGGCCTCCGTCAGCTACATATTTTGCTGCATATTGAAGTTCTGGAGGAAGAGATTGAAAAAACTCTTTGGGTGTGTTCTCTCTTATTTTAGCCTCTCTCTCTTGAAAGTTGGCTTCAAATAATTCTCTAAAGTCTTTAGTAGTATATTCTTCTAATGATTTATCATCATCAAAAGGAATTAAACTACCTTCCTCAATCATTTTGGTAGCTAGATCATAAAGTCCGGATTTATCAAGTTTAGGTCTGCCTTTATTACCAGCATCCTCTTCTTGACTAATCAAACTATCTAGTTCAGCAATAGTCTCTTCAACTTCTACTTGTTTTTCTTCATCAACTCTTTTTTCATCAGCAGTTTTTGAAGAAGGATTGTCAAAGAACGTCATATCTGTTTTTTCAGCCGTAAAAACAGATTTTTTTTCTGGCTCTTCTTGGTTATCAGGAAGCATTACATTTTCTGCACCTGGTGTTCCAAAAATAGCATCTATATCAATATCAACTTGGCCTACCGTTGTAGTCTCTTGAACCAGATCATCTGGTTTATTTTCATATTTCATACTGTTGGTTTTTTATGTTATACTTTAATATACAAAATAAACTTGGAAAATTTAAAATTTAATAAAACTTTTTTGCACTATATAGCTAAAGTTATTTTTTATCTTTTGTCGGTTTTTGAAAATCATATTTATTCTTGTTTGTCTTAGCAATCTGTAACTGCATATCTGCTATCTCTTTTTGAGTTGCCAACTTCTGTTGCTCAATGTTCATCTTCTGAGAATGCTTTACCATATCATCACTTTGCTTTTCTCTTTGAATAGATGTCTGTTCTTGATATTGTTCGGTTTCTCTAATTTCTTTCATAGCATCTTTAAAGTCAGATTGTTGATTTTGATTTATGTCAACGGTTGACCCATAACCGGCCGCTCTGATCTCAGCAACTGTAATATCTTTCTGAATAATCTTATCATCTCTTTCAGCAGCAGCTTGGATCTCCATTTGTTTCTGTTTTTCAGCAGCTTGGATTTGCTCTTGTTGCATTTTTTGCTGCATTTCCATTTCTTGTTGTTTCTGCTGTTGTTGTTTTTGTTCAGAAAGTTTAAGAACATTGTTTACATCAGCAATAGAATCAGATTGAATGATTTTACCTAAATCATATATAGAAGCTCCTGTAGTATTATTATTAATAGCAAACTGTTTAAGTTGTTCTAATACAGCTCTGTTATTTGCAGTAGTTGTACAGAAAATATTAAGATCTTTCATTAAAAGATCAGTGCCGTTAATTTGAAACATTACCTTTTCATCAGCTTCTGTTAAATAAGTAAGTCTTGCAGAAGGCTTTGTAGAATGATAATATTGTGCAAGATCAGTACGCATCTGATGCACTCTAGGCATTAAATAATCACAATGCTGAATAAAGTACACTTCTGTTTGTGCATATGATGCGGCTGCTGCTTGTTCTACACCTGTTGCTGTCATTTGAGATAACTGCTGACCCATTCTTTGTGGGTTAACACCAATTACTTCATAAGCTTGTTGTTTAAAATGATTAGCCAGTTGAACTCTGGACATTAATCTTTCTGTCTGAGATAAATCTAGCTTTTGAAAATGAGCAAAATTTAATGCATTCTCTGTGTTTGTGATAGAAGTATCTAAAGGAAGCATTTGAAAGTTTTTCATTGCCACATAAGCTTTGGCTAAATTTCCTTTACCCCAATCCTCATTCATAGAATGACGAGGTAAACTGTTTTGATCCAACATTATAATGGTGCCTAATTCATCTACAAGTATGTCAGCAATTTGATTGTTTACAATATTAAAACCAATCTGGTATGGCTTCATTAAATCAATAAGAGCTGTAGATCTTGTATTTCTATCTGAAAAAATACTTCCTTCAACAGGAAGCTTGCATCCATACAAAGAACTGTCTCCCTTAAATTGAAATCTTAAAGTTCCAATTTTATGTTTATCTATACCTATGTAAACAGGTGTAAATCCCCCAGGATTATTCATTCCCCAAAACGATGGAATATTAGGTCCTATTTTTACACCTCCCCATACTTCATTAATCCAAATCCAATCTATATGCTCACCAAATAATAAATTGTCTTTTGTTTTGTTTTTAAAGAGACGGTTGTCATATAAAGGTTTATCAGTTATAGTGTAATCTTCACTTACTATCTCTGTAAAGACTTCCCCTATTTCTGAAATTTTAGTTAAATGACCAACCTTTTTCTGAGATTTCCAATAAGCAGTAGTTACTCTAAGGAGATAAGCAGTTCCTTCATCATAGTAGTCTTCTCCTTCAGAAAGTATCTGAGTTATAACATCTGAACCATCTGTAACATTTCCTGCCATAAAAGACGTATATTGTCTATATGCTAAAGAAGGCATCTGAGTATTCCACTCATGAGATTTAGTAGCATCATACAAACTACCATCATTTTGTAATCCTCCAATATTATATGCCGCAGATCTGATAGGATAAACAGATTCTAAAGAAGCTAATTGTTCTTCAGTCATTAAATAACCATACTTGTCAATAACATCAGATGGTGTAAGCATATCTGTTTTACCTACCCAATTGGCCTGAGATATGTATCTTGAATCAGGAGATTTATGATAAAATGTAAGCACCGGATTCCATAATTCTACATCATAATCATCCTCCATCATTCTGAAATGCCAAAACTCTCTATCTGTAATAAGCATATCTCGAAAAGCTCTTTCTTCTAACTCTTCTATTCTAAATCTTTCAGTATCTACTTTATGTTGATGAGTAGCCCATTGTTCTACCATAGATCTATAATCTTTTTGAAAGAATTTTTCAATCTCAGGTAAAGACTTTATATTATTTGGAGACAGTTGTTGTTGAGCTTCTTCTGATTCAGGATCCAATCCTTGCTCTAACATAGCTGCTATAATTTTAGTTTGAGCATCTGCCATTAGAGTATCCTCTATCATTGTTCTTTTTTGCTCAAGCATTTCATTGTATGAATATTCATCAACAGCTCTATATGTTAATTTAGTAGATCTCTTAGCAAACTCAGCTACTAAAACATTAATCACATTAGGAATAATAGGATAAAACCTAAGCTCTAGTGCAGAGTCATCTTCTTTAGTGAGCAATTCAACAATATCTCTATACTCATTATCTTCTTCAACAATATAATCACTTCTATCAATAATACCTTTAGCCAGCTTATAGTTTTTCATCAATCTCCGAGCATTTCTACGAAGCTGTCTTAGACCATTCCATTCTAACCAATCAAGGTTCCATGCTGCCCATTGTTCATCTTTTTCACTCTTACTAAGAAACTGCAAAGGCTGTGTAATACTACCTAGTCGGTTATGCTCTGCTTTAGCTCCCTTTTTTAACTGCATTGCGTTATATACTTGCATAGCTTCTATTTAATATTTTTAAATGCCGATCTTCTAATACCTTGAGAATTTTTCCCCATATTACGAAACGGACTCTTATTTAATTTAAACAAATTATCTGACTTTTGCAAGTTTTTAACTGTATCGTCAGTAATATACCTTTTTAAAAAACCTCTGTTAGATTCTTGTATTTTCATGAATGCTACTAAAGCTGCAAAAGAAACAAGTCTATCCACGTTTAAACCGGGAGTGTATTCTTGCATTTCTTTAATCAACATAGGATCAGGAATTCTTTCTATTCCATATTTAGTTTTTACAATAGTACCATCGGGTTTTGTTTCAATATCTAATTCTTCTTTAGTAAACTCAATAGCATAACTTAACATATGAGATTTAAATAATATACCCGTGTTTTTCCAACCATATTCTTGATATACATTATTGTTAGCACTAAGATCTTTTAAAAATAGAATCTGATTTTTAGGAACTAAATATTTTTGTTTTCTTCTTGATATCATGTACTGAATAAAATGAGAAATATTATTTTCTACAAGTGTCCATGCATTGTACCATTCAATAATTAGCTCTAGCATTTGATGAGTTCTATTTATGTCATCAAATCTTCCACACCATGCAGCTACTATGGTACCTTGTTCTATATAGGTATCTGTTTCACCGCTAGACTCTTTAGTAATTTGTACAGGAGCTTTCATTATATAAATAGAACATAATGATTCAGAAGTAGTTGTCTTTCCTTCTCCAACAGGGTCAATAGATGCATAATACATTTGAAACTGTGGATTAGGAACAGGTCTTTCCCAAACTACAAGACAGCCTGTCTTATCTTCAGTTTTTTTACTTATCGGGAATTGGCTTATTGGTCTTTTGTTACTTGTTTTTACAACAGGTTTTCCGGTCTCATCTGTAGAAATATCTAGATATTCACAAGGATATTCTTTTTCTTCAATTCTTCTTTGTTGTGCAGCAAGGAGATGTGTTGGGAATACAGAAACACTTCTGTTTGCAAAAGCCTCATGTATATTTCTGGGGTGCTGGGAAATTCTTAATTGATACTCTTCTGGAGCCAACTCATCTTTCCATTGTTTAAATTGGTCATTTAATGCTTCTAATGCTTTTTCTACAAGTGAGTTACCATAGTTATCAATGTACGGAGGCATTGACCATTGTTCGGGAATAAATAAACCTGACAGACCTGTTGTACCTTTGCCATCTATAAGATCTGTTTCTACTGCATAAATATCTTTAGCTGTTGGATTCAGAATCATATCCTTTAACGGAAGACACTGTCCTAAATCTCCCACAGAACCTGCAGCTATAAACATACCTGTAGTAATCATTCCTGATCTCATGGCCGGCCGCATATATTCATATGTTTGATCCATTTTTGGAGCAATACCTGCTTCCTCATGAAAGAAGTATTTTACAGGACCCCCTACACCATTTGTAGGATCTTTTTCAAATGACATTCCTTGTATGGTACCTTTTAAACCTACTTCATTTTTTCTGTCTCCTTTTCTTACCTCAATCTTTTGTTGCCACATCATAACCTTGTCAGGATTCATTGGCCGGTACCATGCAGTATGCTCATTTAAGAATGCAGCATATTCTTCTAAGAATTTCCAAGATCCTTTTTCATTAATGTAATCTTTAAGGCTGGCACCAATTTTTAAAGTAACCCCTGGTTCAAACCATTGTTGATTTAAAAGCTTACCCATATGATAGTATGAAGAAGCTATCTGACGTTTTTTAAGAATGGCAACATGCTTGTAAGAAAGCTCAGCTAATAGTTCATAAAGAGCCATATGATACTGAGCATCTCGGATTTTAGCAAAGTCAAACTTCTGTTGTTCTTTATCAAAGATTGGTAAGAAGTTTAACCACATGTAGTACTCTCTTGCTACAAACCAAGTTAAATCTTTGTCCTTAACAATTATTCCTTTTCGGCATTTATCTTTCTGATCATCCCAATAAGCTATGAAATCCTTTGATTTTAAAGGATGCGCACAGTATATCCCATCTTTTTTGAACCGCATTGATTCAGATATGAATACTTCATTGGTAGTGTCATTGAAACAATATTTTCCAGGTTCTTTAAACACATTATTGAGAATAAAGTGCTTGAAGTCTTCTCTGGATTCAAAACTTGTAGTTGACCAGTTTCCATTTTCATAAGTTGGTATGTCTTTATAAAATTCACTCATTACATGTCATATGCTAATCCTTGACCACCTCTTACTTTACTTGATTGTTCTTCCTGAAGATCTTTATAAGCTCCTTTAAAAGATTGTCTTATTCCTTCATAATTCTTAGCAGCTGCAATAAGAGAATTGAAATTACCATCTCGACCATGGGTTATTGGTGTAATTTCCATATATCTACCTAATCTATCCAACATAGTTGCAATACCTTTATATGCTCTTGAGGTTGGTGTTTCATACATCTTTTGACAAAAAGACAAAGCTCTAAAGATTGTGTCATCCTCTGTAGAAAATTCTCCCTTAACTTCTTTTAGTATTAAATGTTCTTTATCTTGCTCCGGGGTAAAGAAAAAAGGATTCATATCCGGATTAGGGCAGCACATATAAAATAAATACAAGTAAATCTTTAAGTAGTCATCAGGATATTCATCCATAACATCTTTTAAAGCTTTCAGTGTATAACAGTGCTCTGTAGGAATAACTTTTCCATTTTGAACATCAAACAATCTTGCAAACATTTTATTTCTTTTTTATAAAGTTAGGGTTTTCTTTAACATGATTTATTACCGCAATAACTTCATCATATAAATAAGGCACTCGTACTGGCAAAACATCTTTTACTATAGGGTTACCATCCTCATCTTTTTTTGCAATAGGATATCCCCATTTATCAACGCCTTCTGTTTCAAAAGTAATATGATGAATAACTATATTTCCAGGAAGCATTTTAGGATTGTGCTTTAATATAATATACATATAAATACTCAATTGTAAAGCATAGTGATTAAAATGACAATCATCCAAATTAGAAACTGGATGGAGCATCTTCTCTGAGATACCCTCCCAGTTCTTGAATGACTCCATCTTAATTTCTTTATTTGTTTTGTAATCAATAATATTAACTCTTCCGTTTACTACTTCAACTAAATCTGATTGACCGCAAATACCCGCAGATTTTAAATAAACCATGTGCTCTGGATAAACCCCTGGTTCAAGTTTTTGAGAAGGAGCATGCTTAATACCTTCTTTCAATGGTAAAGGTTTAAATACAGGTACAGTTGCACCTTCTCTTTCTATTGAAGCTAATGAACATATATCATCCTCTCTTTGGTTATGATACCAAGTTCCTAGATCTGTAGCTCTCTTAGCTTCATTAACCCATATTTCCTGAATTAGTTTAGGATCTATACCATACCATTTAGATTTAGAATTTTTACTTACCTTTTCTGAAGTTTTTTTAGCATCAAATGGTTTCTTTAAAGAGGATACCACAGTAGTTACACTATACCAAACAATATCTTGTTCAGCATCTAAACTATTGTAACTGTGATCAATTGCATTAAATATTATACTCATAAGTTATTTATTTTATCTTCTTCCTCTTCTGACATTACAGCACTCCATTTACCTAAAGGACATTCTGTAGATAAGGATCTAGTTTTAAACGCAAGTGAACATCCACACTCATCACAGCAAGGAGCTGTTTTTGGAACTGCACATTTGGTACCTTTACTAGGACATACCTCACATACATTCATTCTTACTCTGGATATAGATTCTACATATTCATCTCTTATTACAGCATTTGTAATACCCTCTAAGATTTGATTTCTATTATTCCATATCTTTTTGAGACTGTTTTTCATACTTGTCTTTTTTAAATTCTTGTTTTTTAAATTCTTTTTCAATCAACTTCAAGTTAAGCTTTTCTAAAGCTTCTACTTTTTCCTCAAGCATTTTTTTATTGTAATATGCTTTGAATGTAGAAGTATCATGGGAACTTAATGCTTTTGTATATCGATCAATAGATTTTCTTACTAAACCAGGCTTAGCAACAAATTGACCTAACCCTTCTACATTAATCCGAGGATGTGACAAATTTGTAATTTCAGTTCTTAAGCTTTTATAAAATGACTGTATTAAATCTTCTACCAACTCAGCAGGGATATCAAATTCTTCTGCTAATTCTTTGTAAAGCTCATTAGATTTTTTAGGAATCACTTAGCAAAAAATTTGTAATCTAAAAGTATACTACCCTCGGATTGAATTTTTAAATCAGGATTTATCATAATTACTTTTTTATTTTTGGAATCCTTAATTATTAAAGATTGCTTCTCACATTTATTAATACAATTTCTTACTGTTTGTTCAGACTTAAAAATCATATGTTCATCCGAAGCTTCAAAACAAAAACTAGATAATTCAATAGGTCCTATTATAGTAAGCAAGGTCAAGCACTCAAAATCTGAATCACTTAATGCTATATTATTAATATAACAATGAGTCAGAATTTGATATTTAATAATCCCATTCTTAGACATGATTACTTTTTTCTGTACTTGATTTACCGCTGACATATTATTGTTTTTTTAGCTTTCTTGCATTGTTTGGTTTAACATCTTCTCCGTCTTCTTCTTCCTCTTCCATTTCAGAATTTTCCTTTTGTTGCTGCATCATCATAGCAAATTGAATTTGAAGACCGGTTCTTTTAAATCTTACTTCATCAAGCTTAAACAACATTTCTTCATACTCAAATTGAGCCTTAAGATAAGGCATTGATTCTTGATAGAACTCTAGCATTTCTTTTTTTCTTTCCAATAATTCTTCTTCTGTAATTGGATTTTCTTTTTGATTTTCCATTTTTATATATTTAAAGTTTATGCAAATATATAATAAAAGTTTAAACTGAAAATATTTAAATTAAAAAAGGCTCCCTTTTGGAAGCCTTGCACATAGTTAGTTTAAGAATCTACTTTTACTATCTATTCTTAATTGTAAAATTTAGTATACTGAGTGAATAAAAATTTCTAGACACGTCTATATCTATACTTACTATATCAATGTAAGAAAGTCTAACTCTTATCATGAGTTTATCCCATTGTTTTCTGGAAGTTTTCCAATTATTTCTAAATTTCATACAATGTCGTTTGATTCAATTAATGTATATGTAAAGTTGTTTCCATGTACAGCTTTTGCTCTACGGCAGATTGCCATAAACTCTTCAAAGTCTGCAGATTTTTTAAATACCTGACATCCTTCAGACCAGTTCTCTACAAATGTTGAATCTGCTCCAGCTTTGTGAATGTTAATTCCAAACAATCCTTCTTGTATTGACTTCTCATCATATACCATATCTTTGTTTGGATCACGGAAAACTTTAACTGGTTTGTTTTGTCCTAGTGCTTCATACTTACCTGCATGAAGTCTCATGATGTGAGAGTTGATATACTGACCCTCAACTAATCTAGCTACACCTGCTTTATTTCCGTACTGCATAACACCTTTCGTTCCTGGATCTGTGGTTGCTGGCCAACTATGAAAATGCTCTACACCATCAACTGTATAAGTTAAAGTCAAATAATCATCAAATAAGTTAGTTACTTTTTGACCTGTAGAAGAGTTACGTACTCCTATAATATTAAGCATTAAGTCTTTACCTTCAAACCACTTGTAACCTTTGGATGCTACTGCAGTTTTTACTTGAGCTGCAGTATATTTAGTAGCAACTGCTGGTTTAGAAACTACAGGTTTACTATCTACAGTAATACCCATCTTAGCTAATGTAGCAGGTCCTACAACTCCATCTGGAGTAAGACCATGTTTTTTTTGAAACTCAATAACAGCAGCTTCTGTTTTTGGTCCAAAGTTTCCTATTTGTTCTACACCTAATACTGCCTGAATTTTCTTAACAGTATCATTGTTGTCTCCTTTTTTAAGTACCATAACTATTCTATTTATTTTTTAAAGTATAAGTTTGCTTCTGCCTCTCTTCTTCTCACAAGACCTTTTAATGTTTTACCTCCAGCTTTAACCCATTTCATAAATTCTAATCTGATTGATTCGTCTTCTGGATTAGCATTAACCTTTTTCAATAGGGTTGATGACTTTAGATTCCCCGGGCCTAAATTATAAGCAAATGATACTAGAGCATCGAACTGATTCTGATTGATATCATCACGGCAATATGAATCTACATATTGCTCAAAACTGACAAGCATACTTTGTAATAGTTCCGTACCGCGTGCTTCAGTGATTGTAGCATCTGCCATTGTTACTTTTTTACCGCCTGGGTAAAATGTTGCTCCATACCCAATGGTTGGAATACCTGCAGGACATTTGTAAGGAGTTCCTCTAAATCCTTCAAAAGCTTTAATCATATCAATTCCAGCCGTGCCTGTTTTTGTAATTTTCATATCCTTTTATTTTTTTTCTTTACTGCCTTCTTGCGTAGCATACTTGATACCCATGATTGTGCCGACTATTGAAAAGGCATTTGTTAATAATACACTAAACATATTACTCCATGTTGATCCAATGATTTGAGTATCTTGATTTGTTATAATTGCAGCCCAGTATAGTACAGTTGTTATAACCCCTACTCCAACTATAACAGCCAACGCAACTTTGACAATGATTTTAATCAGCTCACTTTGGCTTTTTTTCATCATTACATCTAAGTCATTCAGAGCTGCATCTTTTTCTATCTCAATTGCATTCTTAAGCTTTTGTGAGTTATCAAGTTCTACCTGTAAATTTGTTGTTAAGTCGTCTATTTTCTTCTTATTGTTTACAGCCTCAGTGACATCAGTTGCAATTTTAACTACATCGGTGATGTTTCCTTTACTGTCCATTACAGGATTATAAGATGCTTGCAAGTAAACAGTAGATCCATCTACTTTTCTTCTTTCAAATATTCCATCAAAGAACTTACCCTTTTTCAGACTTTCCCAAAACTTAGCATATTCATCAGATTTAGAATACTCGTAGCTAACAAAAACACTGTGGTGTTTACCAATGACTTTACTTTTTTCATTGGTTTTATAACCCATAGTTTCTAAGAATATAGAATTAACTTCTGTTATAAAACCCTCAATATTAAAACTAATAAGAGCTGTACTTCTGTTAATGGCATCTATTTGTTTCTTACTATTGACAATTGCACTAATGTCAGTAGCAATCTTCATTACTTTGGTGATCTTACCATCCTCATTTAAAATAGGATTATAAGTTGCTTGAAGATTAATAAGACTTCCATCCTTTCTTCTTCTCTCAAATTCTCCAGTATAATACTTACCACTTCTTAGGATATCCCAAAACTTCTCATATTCAAGTGATCTTGAGTAATCATCACATACAAAGATGCTATGATGTTTACCAATGATATCATCATGGTTGCCTTTACCATAACCCATTGCTTCCAAAAAAATGTCATTGACCCCTAGTATAATACCAGCAAGGTCAAAGTAGATAATAGCATTACTTCTATTAATGGCTTCTAGTCTACTTAGTAACTCTTCTTTTGGGAGATTTTTCACTGCAAGTTATTATTTCTTGAACTTTTTAAGCCAAACTTTAGATATCAAATTACCTGCTATTTTCAATAAAGGATTTTGAGCATCAACTGTTACAGTAGTACCTTCTTCAGTTTTAACTACATTAACATCTAATTTTTCACTATCTAGTTTGAATTCTTTTTTTTCTTCAGTTGCATGAACTTCTACATCAACCTTTGGAGTGTCAATTACAACATCAACATTTTTTCCTTCTTTCTTTACTTTAGCAGTGACTTTTTTGGTTTTTACTTCAACCTCAATGTCTTTTACTTTTACTTCTTTCTTAGCCATTTTTATTTAATTTAGGGATTTACAATTTCTTCTTCTTTCTTGTCTTCAACAGTTAACTGTGAAGTTGCTACAATAGTAGCACTTACTGTTGCTAAATAAGTTGCAGTAGTAATTACTGCAGCTGGTAATGTTACTGGTGCAGCAATAATAATTCCTGCTACAGTTCCTGTAATAATAGCCCATCTTTGGACTCTTTTCCAAAACTCAGGTGTTTTAGCCTTCCATCTTTCTTTAAGGGTTTTCTCTTTCATCTTTGATTGATTTTATTGGTTCATCTTTTACATACTGAGCTAGATATCTTAGTAGAGGATTATATTCTGTCCAACCCAGTCTTTTAAAATTTTCTAAATTTGATAAGAAAAGATTTATAATTATATAGTTATAGAATCCATAATGCAGCCATTCATAGATATTAAAGGTAACTCCAAACACTGGTTTAATCGGAATATTTTCAGCTAATGCATGTGATACACCAATCATTAACATATATACAAACAATTTAAACCATCCTTTACCGAAAAGTTCTGAATCAAATTTTAAACCTTCTTTTCTGGAAGCTTTAAGACCTGTATAAAACTCTAATATAAAAAGTAAAAGAATACCTATACCAACAGGCAATACAATACCAAAAACAGAATTAAAATAATAAGCAATTCCTGCAAAAAAAGCACTTATAATTGTTATAGTGCTGGAAGCTTCTGGATGAAATGCACTGTTTATAAAATGTGTTGTATCACTGTATCCTGCAGCAAAAACTAATTTGTTAAGTATTGTTTTCATTAGGTTAATAATATAAGTATTAATGCTTTATTATTGCTGTCGGTTTATTTTGGTTAATCAATTTTAAATTTTTGCATACCTTCAATAACTCTTTCCATAAGATTTGCTTCTCCCTCATAGTTAAGATTTTGAGCAGGAATTTTTTCAAGCAGATAATCAAATCCAAATTTAGCATCATCAGATTGAAATCTGCACATTACAGATATTGCTATATCTAAAACATGTACCTGAATACTATTCTGATCAGGTGTAACATTAGGATCTATTGTGTTAAAACCCAAGGTTGGATCCTCACAAGGGAAAAAATATGTTCCTAGTACTTTCATTAGTTTAAGGTATTAGTTAAAGGGTTATATGTAAATTTACGCATTACAGGTACTATACGCTCACCTGTATTAGCTATTGAAAAATTAGTAGCATTACCAGAAAAATAAGCGAAAACATAATATTGGTTCTGTCTTCTTGTACTTGTCCAAAATTGATCTGCCAATACTGCACCAACTCTATTAAGTGGTGGATAATTAAGTGTCTGTTGAACATCACTTAGTATTGGAAATTGTTGCCAGAATTTTAATGATGCTGCCATCCATCCTGTTGTATATGAACCAAGAGAAAAAGTTAATGCTGCCGTAAATGGGATTCCTAAATTACCAGCCGCACCGGCCGGGTTAAAACTACCAACACCATTTATATTTAACCCCCAAACAGTATTTGTTTGTGGTCTCCAAGTATCCCAATTAATAATAATTTCATCAGGAAAAGCTGCTGCTCTATTAGCTGCAGCTGAACCATCTGCTAGAAAATAATTACCCGCTAAATCCTGATAACCACCATTAACTCCAGTTAACAAATAATCATTCCCAAAAGGATTATTAAAATTTGTTCTAAGAAAAGATGGATTATCTCCCGGTTGAAGCATTGCATCATCATTTAATGCAGCACTATTTACTAGACCAGATTTCATTAAACCACCTGTATCAGGAGAAGATGATGTTAATAACTGTATTAATGTACTCATTTTTAATATGTTTTGTTCAAAATGAATATATCACTATAGATACTGTTTGCCACATTAGCTGCTCCCCACTGAACAGTAATGTCAAGAGTATTAGGTATGGTGGATCAGATTCTGGCTTTATATCTATTCTTGTACTCATTGTTTTATATATTATCTACTTACTTCTTCCCAATCTAATGAAACGTATGCTCCTAAAGTTCCTCCTGTAGCATCAATAGCCATTTCAATAACCAATTCAAGAGGTGTATTTGTAAAAGAATTTCTTTCAAGTTGACTAGCAAATATTGCCTCTTTTAATATATTGATACTTGGAGAACCTTGATTAGATGAATTTACATATCCTTGCGCTAATACTCTACCTCCTGAAACAGACGTTCCTGTAAGGTTATATTCTACAGATGAATCTGTTCCTGCTGAAACCCAAGACCCTCCTGTTGTTATAGCAGATTGCACAATTCTCCATGCATAGTTTTTACCATTACCTAATCCTAATATAGATACCGCTGTAGTTATAATTATAGCATCTAATGCAGTAGTTTTAAGTCTAATTCCTACCATTGGATAATACGTTCCTGCTACAGCAAATGTCCTAGGAGCAGTAATAGATGTTCCAATTACTTGTTGAGCTCCTCTAAGTTCATAACCACCTTCAGATATTGCACTAGAACAAACTTGTTTTAATGTACTTGGACTAGCTGTAACTCCAGTATTAGTTATCTCATATCTTAATGGTAATGAAGCTGTAGTGATATAAGTAGATGTAATAAAATTAGCATGATTAAATCTATGGCATACAATGAAGTTACCATCTATAATAAAACCTACTCTTACAGTTCCTTCTCCTAGCCACTCAATATCCATGAAAAGAATCTGAGCCTTAGTAATATCTAAAGTTATTCCTGATGGACCGTTACCATCCATTGTATCCGCATTCCAAGAAGCTTGATTAACTACTGATTCTGTAACAATACCTGTGACTAAACTTCTTTCAACAAAACTTAATGTATCACCATTTAACTGAACATAAATTCCATTATCAGTACCAAAGTATCCTACTCTTTGTCTTAATCTTTGTTGAGCAGGAGCCATTACAAATGTATTCATTACAAGTAAAGACTTACCTGGTTGATATGACATTACTTTAAATGTTTCTCTCAGTACTTGTGAACCGCTTGTTGTATTCACATTTAGGTTTACTAAGCCTTCATTTGCACTAAAAACTGCTGCTCCTCCACTTGCTGTAGATGTAGCCCATAAACCATTATCTCTGTATCTATGTGAAGAGTCAAATAATGTCAATGGTTGTGCTACTCTTATCCTACCAAATGCATCAGCCAACATTGGATCATTAGCCAATATTGATTGATTAGATATGCTGGAAGTAGATATTATAGTAGCCATGCTTAATCAGCAACAAATATGATTAACAATTCTGTTCCTGTTCCGTCATACGAGAATACACCAAAATAATTATTTAAAGCATCCGCTGAAAAATTTACAATTTCTCCTGGACTAATGACTGTACCTAAAACATCTCCATTAGCTAAACCTACGTTAGCTACTGATACAGAATAAATAGGAGCATAAGTACTTAAGTCCCCTGCAGAAGTTTCTCTTATAAAAAACGGCTTTCTTTCAACACCTGTAGTATTAGTTTCTACAATTTGCAAAGTGCTTTCAGTAGCAAGACCTGTAGTATTAACAAGCAAGTTCTGCAAATCTAGCAAAACCGCTTGTAAACCTTTTAGTACATTATGCTGATAAGGAAAATTATTACCTATATTCCCATCACTTTTTGTATTCCCTATTGACATAGTATTTTAATTTTTAATCTGTTGAATTAAATACAATAAACCCATTACATTTAATTGTCAACTATATATTTTTCAAAAACAGTAATAAATCTTATTATCCTAATTACTTAGACTAATTAAATTAGTTTCTGCTACGCACACGTCTGTAAAATGGTACTACTTCTACTTGAAAATCTCCAGCAGGTGTATCAGGATTATCTACTACAACAAAAGTTCCTGTTGGTATTCCGTTTTCAGCAGCTTTTTGAGCTGAGTCCCATACACCAGTACTCAATAAATTTTGAAGAAGTTTTGTTAATTCAGCTGCTTTAGCTTGTGGTGATGCACTGTATTCACCAGTTAAATATACAGCTGGTGTGATAGTGTTAATTTTATAAGGTGTACTCATGATTTTTTAGTTTAATTATTGAACAATTTTAACTAACAAGTCTCCACCGGAGTTTGTTACATACCAATCACCGGGTTTTAAACCAGCTGCAACAGCCGCTGCATTATTGGCATAAACTTTTTGTTTAGTAGCCGTTCCAGCATCAAACAAAAATTTTTTTACCGATCTGTTTAGATACTGATACATCTGAGTAAGCTTAGATTTGTACTCAGGAAGCGTAGATCTTGCATTATCTACATTTTGATATTCTGGATAAGTTGCCATAGTAAATATTTTAATTACATAATAATATACAAAAAAATACGGAATAAAAAAAATCCTTAGAGATTTTTCTAAGGATTTTTTATAGTTACTTTGGTTAGCTCAGTAGAGAGCCAATGATGACCCCGATGATAACCATACCTATTACTACTATATTGGCCCAGGCTTTACTTACTTTATCTTCATGCCACATGTTTGACAATCTATTAAATGTAGGTTTTCTTAAGTTAGATTGTATATAAAACAATATAACCAATAAAAACACCCAGACTGATAGTATTAACGCTTTCATTATTCTAAACTATTTATTCTTCTTTGTAAATATACTAATGCTTTTTGTAAGTCTTCTTTAATCTTGCTAGAATCTTTCTTTCCAGCGCGAGCTAGATACTTAATTACGTTGCCTAAATAGAAATCTTTATCTAATCCCCAAGCCTCTAAAACATTAAATACCTCATATGTATTATCAGCACCTCCGTAATAAACAGGTCTAGGTAAAGAACCAGGATTTAGTTTTTCAACTCTTTTGGTCCAATCTATTTCCATGGCCGTTGGGCAAGTAGCTTTACGAATACTTGTATCCTTTCTATATACATCTTTAGACATATTTTCATAAGGTGTTACCATACAAATGCAATTGAATTATCTGTAATTAAAATTCTCATTTTTCCGTCAACCTCAATCTTTTCACCGGTTTCCAAAGCATAAGTTTGAACATACACTATGTCACCAACTTTGATATCAGTAACTTCATCTCCAATAGCAAATACTTCTAGCTTCTGCCATTTCTTCATTGCTTCTTGCATGATCATATCCTCATCCTTCATAGAGAGTTCCACAGCTGATTTTTTCAACTCAGGAACAGTTATCATAATTCTTTTACCTCTTAGATTTTTCATATATATGTATTAATTAATTACGCATCATATTTTTTTAAAGAAGTCAATTTACTATCAACCTTCATTAAATTATTTGTATTTACTAATGAAATCTTAATTTTTTCAAGTAGTCCAACTATTGCAAGATTATCATAAGCTTCTTCATTGATTCTTACTTCTAGACCTTCGCTTGTTTCAGCAATAGAAATAATAACATTTTTTTCTGACATATTTTTAATTTTAAGCAAAAATACAAACTTTTTTTGTTTAAAACAAAAACCCCAGATATTTATCTGGGGTCTCTGCAAACAAAACATCAGAAAAGCAAATAAATTAACTTTTTACAAATATATAAATTATTCATTATCATAAAACAT